TTCCTTATATGAGATAGATACAAAGTTGTAACCGGATTGTTTGAATTGATCTACCAATGCTCTGCCGTGATTAACGCCAGCACAGAACACAATAGTCTTTTTGGGTCCACCATAAATCTCATGGGTTTTCTGTACCCATTCTTTGACAACATCACCGACAATCTTCATACCCCTTTCGGTTACATCATCTGCCCGCCATTCGCCAGCTAACTTCTTTGCGCCGGTCATATCAATTTCTTTAGCGATATATACCTTCAGTGGCACAACCCACCCATCCTCGACTAAATGGGTCATAGGCTGTGCGCCGATTACATTGGTATAGATCTCCCCCAAACCCTTAGTAAAGGGCGTAGCGGTCAATCCAACGACCTGCATATTGGGGTTTGCTTTAATAAAATCTACTGTGGATTTATAAAGCACATGGGCTTCATCCACAATCAATAGGTCTACATTTAATGGAATTTTTCTGCGGGCTAGAGTTTGCACTGAGCAAATCTGAATTGGCTCGTATGGACGATTACGCCAGTGGCCAGCCTGCAATACGCCGTGTGGGATACCATACTTAGATAAGCGCCTGCTGGTTTGATCTACCAATACAATCCGGTCAAGCACCATCGCTACTAGTTTACCTTGTGCTGAGGCTTCCTGCATGACTGCCATCGCACATTCGGTCTTACCAAACCCCGTTACTGCGCATAGGATTTGACGCTTGTGTTCTTTAAATCCTTCATTTAACTTCTGTATAACTTCTTGCTGGTGAGGACGAAGCTGGAGCATTTAAATCTTTCTGCTGGGATACGCCCAGCTACGTTAAGGGTGGAGTCATGCCCCCTGAGTAAATAATGTATGTGAAGCATTAAAAACAGGCATGACCCCGTTGATTAAATTTGGACTGCTTCGTTTAACTTCTTTTCGGCTTTTTCAGCACGTCGTTTCCAATACCGGATCTGGTCTAGGTATCCGGCTACTTCATTGGTTTTGATGTTGAGTTGTGATTCTGTTGCATGGAGGGTGGCTTCAAGTGTTTTTATTCTGTTTTCTTCTGTGAGAATCATTACTTAATCCTGTCTAATGCTAGCTGTAATTCGTAATCGGACGTATTTTTATTGTTAGCAAGCCGTAATGCTTCATTGGCTCGTTCCTTCCATCTTACTACTTCTTGAACCGATCCTTGCATAACTTTAGTAGGTATTTTCCCTACTTGCGTTTTAATCATTTCTCTGTAATTCATTTTCCGCACTCTTTTTCGTGAGTTGCGAGATCTTGTAAAAAGCCCGCGTGTTGAGAAATGGTTTGGTCAATGGCCTCTGCAATCTTGGCCTTGTTAAATATACGATCCCAAGCGTTATTAAACTCTTCGACTGGTACGCCTAATGGTCTTTGTGTATCGCCTTTTCCGCCGTCTCGCATATTATTCTCCTATTAATGATTAATATATATTATTAATGTTACCCATTTGGTGGACGCACCTAGCCTACCTAGGTGAGCCTTCAACTGTTACCCATTCGGAGCCACAGCACCCGCCAGTCGTTCATATCACCGGCACTAGCTTCGCCACCGGTATTTGCGCTTTACAGATATTTACCCCCAGTACGCTTCTATCGTGGCCGCTGGTGTGGTTATTCCCCGTCCAGACACGACGGCAGAAAAGAAAAAACCCCATACAGCTGGAGTCTACATTTGGACATTCGCTTATGTTTGTCACCGAACCCAACCAAGCATAAGAAAACTGTTTGTAGACCCCATGTGTATGGGGCTTTGGGTAGTGATTATACACAGTAGACCGTCCAAAGTCTAATCTGCAGTGTTAATTTACAACATAAAAAAGGAGCTGTCAAGAGACAGCCCCAAAAGTACTACGGAAAGTATCCTCACGAGATACATGGGTAGTGTATCACATACAAATAACCACTAAATACTAGGGTTTACCCTTATTTCATGCCGCATGAAAGTTTGCTGATTGGAAGATTGTAGCAATTGGCTTTTACTGTAAAGTTATTGTCCGGATCAAGATCACCTTTAGCTAACCTGCAAGCATCCTTAAAGTAAGCCTCTTTCTTATACAAACCTAGATACCAGCCTACTTGAAGGTCATCCTTAACCCTAGTAAAGCAGTAGTAATCGCATTTTTGTTTGGTATTGTATTCCGCTACGGAACAAGCATAGTGAGGCAACGGAGTTTTTGTAGTTTTCTTAGTTTTTACGTCTATGGTAGTTAGAAAATCATCTAACAAGATGTCATAGTCGTATGTATGATCTATCATTCCACCCAATACTTTTTGCGCAATAAGTTCGCCCAGAAATCCGATAATATTACCCTCTCCTTCGGTAATGCTATTGCGTAGCGCGCCCATTTCTTTGGATAGCCTAGTGGCTTCTTCGCGCATTTCAGGAGTGATCTGAACTTTTATCATAGGGTTTTATTGTAACCTCACATCCACCACCTTTAATTTTTTTTCCACGTTCTACTGTTAGTTTCCATACCTGTTGGTCATCGTCATACATCAGGCCATTCATGGAATCAAGAATAGCCTTACAGCAGTTATCAATATCCAAAAGGCGTTTGTCGCGCGGATACAACACAATAGATATTTCTATGGGTTTATCACCAAAACTTGTCAGTTTGTCACATATTTCATGGACGGCTCTTTTAAAATCTACTCCTCGCTTAGAAATATATCGGCGTTTACCGGCTTGAAGCCAGTATGCGTTGACGCTGGGAGGGTATGGAAATGTTAGGGTAATCACCTATGTTCAACTTTCTGTTGCGGGATTAGTATCAAAGAATTATATAGGGGATCTATGACTACGTTTACTACGGAAGACAGAATAGCAGCAGAAGGGCCAAAACCAAAAGTGGAGGGCGTTTGTCCATGCGACAACTGCGTACATACACAAATATGCAAAGAGAATGAATGGGCTTGCAGGCCTTTTGGAACCTATGTTGCATACAATTATTTTTTTATTGAGGCGGTCAGAATTCCGTCCCGCGGAACATACCAAAAGATATTTGATACCAAAGAGGATGCCAAAGAATTGCGTGAGTATTTAAGAAAGTTTATGGAGGAAGAAGATGGAAATCAAGCTAAGGATAACGCGGGAGAATGAGGACGGATCAGCCGATGCAGTGGTTGATTACGATGACGAAGGTTTAATTGTACTAATTCAGTACGGAACAGTAGCAATGCTTAAAGAAGCAATAGAACAGGAGAAACAAATGAAAAAGAAAAAAGTTGATAAAGATTTAATGTATCAATTAGAAAACGATATTGAAAAGTTTTATTCAATCATAGATGACTTAGAGCTTTTATATAAAACTCATGGAGATCGCAAAACTCCAATGAGTGAAGATGAAGTTGGCAACAATCTTTTGGGAGTTATTAATAAAGCAAAAATGGTTCACTACTGGGCGCTTGATACATATTGTCGTTGTTTTGAGTTAAATGACTATGCAAGCGATGAAGTAAAAAAGCGCAGATTAGAAATTTTGCAAGGATGGGATTTAGATGATGAAGACCCAGATGACATTGATGGGCGCTGTTAATGAGTAGTTGGCTCATTATTCTTACAGGCCTGATCTATGCCTACATAGCTGTAGAACAAGGACTTAAAGGGAATCTTCCCATGTTTATTTGCTACATCTGCTACGCCGGGGCAAATGTGGGCTTATATATGCTGGCAACCAAATAGGGGGATGTATGATTGATTACAGCGAAAGTTATTTAGCTATGGACAAAGCTTTGCGCGAGTCTTATGAGCTATTATTAAAAGGCAATCAGGAACAAACAATTCAGGCTTTGCGAGCTTTAGCGCATACGGCAACAATCTCAGCAGATTTTTTAGAAATGAATAAGCCCAATGATCGTAACAAATAAATTTAATCTTCCCCAAACTTTTATGAATGTAGCCGAACGTCCGGCATACACAAAGGGCAAAGCTCATGTATCGGCCACTGAACTACTCAATAGCCCACGCATTGTGCAATTAAAAAAGAAATATGACGACCAGATTGAAACTGATGTATCAGATATGGTTTGGTCAATTATTGGAACTGCGATTCACGGAGTATTGGAACATGGCAAGGATGCTAACCATATTGTGGAGCAAAGACTTCATGCGGATCTTGATGGTTGGCATATTTCTGGCGCTATTGACTTACAAATTATTCATGATGATGGCGTAGAGATTAACGACTATAAGAATGTAGGCGTATGGTCGGTAATGAATGAGAAGGCTGAATGGGAACAGCAATTAAATATTTATGCTTGGCTAGTGGAAACTGTAAAGAAAACCCCAGTAAACAAGTTAGCTATTATTGCCATCATCCGCGATTGGAACCGCCGAGACGCAAAGACTCGTCAGGGTTATCCCCAATGTCCGGTAGAAGTAATCCCTGTTACTTTATGGCCTATGGAGCAGAGGGAACAGTTTATTAAAGACCGCATTCATTTGCATTCAGAAGGATTGTTTGCAATGGACACGGGAGAAGAATTACCGCTATGCACTCCTGCCGAAATGTGGGAAAAACCGACAACTTATGCAGTAAAAAAAGTTGATGCAGTTAGAGCAAAATCGGTGCATAATGATCTTGAGGAAGCAGAGGAGGCATTACTTAAAGCTGGCAAAGGATTTATTCTTGAAGTTCGAGAAGGGGATCGCACCCGCTGCTCAAGCTTCTGTCCGGTATCTAAGTTTTGCGACCAATATAAACGTTATTTAGAGGAGAAATAATGAGTTATGAACAATTTACAAACCGATATTACAGATATACACAAACCGCTAGATCTGTATCCGAAGCACTTAGAGATGCAGATTATGCAACGCCTATTTGGAGATGCGAAACGGATTGGGATAGAACTAAATCTTTCTTCAGCGAAGTGTTTATCTGGATGCTGCTTTTTATCGCAGTCTTTGGAGTCTTTGGAACAGGATTGTGGACATGGATCACAAGATAAAAGCAAATGAATATCAAGTTGCCGGTTCTCACTATGCTGATAATTCTATTCAGCCTTGGGACTATATCGTGGCTAATGGTTTGGGGTACCTTGAGGGAAACATTATTAAATATACCACTCGCTGGCGTAGAAAAGGCGGTATACAAGACCTTGAGAAAGTTATTCACTACGCTCAAAAACTTATTGAAGTAGAAACAATTCGTAAACTAAAAGAGGAGCATGACAAATGAAAACAAGACAAGAAATGATTTATGACTTTATGGTGGCACTATCATCTAACGGCGCATTATATTCAACATGGAACAAATACGATCCAGATATAGATTCGGTTGATTTTTCTGAATATGTCATGGAATACGCCAAAGATTTGGCAGATGAAATGATTAAAGGACTTTGATAAATGAGTATTTATAAAAAGTTACAAGAAGCACGAATAATGCTTCAGAACACTAAGCTAAAGAAGTCTGGCCATAATAAGTTTGCTAATTACTATTATTTTGAATTGGGAGACTTTTTACCTGAAATTCAAAATATTTGCCAAAAGGTTGGTATGTGCGGAGTAGTAGCATTTAACAAGGAAGACGCTTATCTAACCATTTATGATACAGATGATGGTAGTTTTGCTACCTTTACATCTCCCATGTCTAGCGCTGCTTTAAAAGGTTGCCACGACGTTCAGAACTTGGGAGCAGTGCAAACCTATCTGCGTCGCTATCTTTGGGTTAATGCGTTTGAAATTGTGGAGCATGACGCGCTTGAACCATTGACTGGAAAAGAGTCGCCAGTTATTACGCAAACTCCTAAAGTGTCTAATATCCCAGCACCAGAAAAGGCTGTGGAGAAAGCAAAGGTAACCAAGACTGCGGGAAAGCCCGGTGAGTGGCAGATTACAGTGATGGATACTGACGATGCAAAAGGCTGGTTAGAGGCTCTTAAAGCGGGCGTAGATGCGTTGTTATCGCTGGCCACCCATGCAGATGATGTAGCAAATATATTTAAGAATAACCGCGTAGTCTTTGATAAAGCTAAAGCGATGGACGAAAAGTTTTATTCAGAGATGATGGCAGAGTTTAGTAAAACCAAAGCAACACTAACGAAAGGAAAGTAAATGGAATACCCAAATCAAGGAACCATGTGGCACAACACAGAGAAGAAGTTTGACAAAGCACCAGACTTTGCAGGATCTGTTATTTTTGAAAAAGAATTACTTGAACAGCTTATTGGTGAATCCAAGAATGGCGAAG